GTAAATGATAAGCTGCCATTATTCCCATTGGGTGGAAGCGCGCGAGGCAGTGGTATTAATCCTACATTTAAGCTAACATGTGAAGCATTTGAATATACTGGACAGAAGATTGATACTGGTATAACGGCAATTGATAATATACAAACAAGTCGTAGTCAGACATATCGTGCAATTGTAACATTTGATACAGACATGCATACACTAGGTGAAACATTAACTATAGAGTTACCATCTGGTGTCACTGGCGAAGCAGAAGCATTAAGTTATGAACATACCGCTGATGGTACAATATTAAGTGTAGGTACTCTTACATTTGATGATGGCGAGTTTCATACTCTTGTTGAGGGCACAGTCTTTACCGGCCAAACAAGTAACACTACATCAACGGCTGACGAGATTATCGGACTACTTGACGGTGACGATGTGCTAAATGAAAATGACCTGCAAACACAAAACAGTTCCTTTGAGATTGAGAGCGCAAACTTTATTGACTTTAGCGAAAGCAATCCGTTTGGAGAACCAATTTAAATATTATGTTAAGCGATTCTTACTATTATAACGCAAACCTAAAAAAGATTGTTGCCGTATTTGGTACACTCTTTAATAACATTAGTATTGCAAAAAAAGTTAACGGCAAAATGACGGGTATACAGCGTGTACCTATATCATATGGGCCTCGTCAAAAATTCTTGGCACGTCTTGCAAATCAAATTAATGAAGAGAATGGCGACATTGCAATGAATCTGCCGCGCATGAGTTTTGATATTACATCAATAAGTTATGACTCTACATCAAAACTAAATCGTCTTAATAGCACGCTATACAGCAGCGGCGCAGATAATGAATCTCGCACACGTGTCTATAGCGCAACGCCATATCGCATAGGTATGCAGTTGAATATTATGGCGCGTTATCAAGATGATGCGCTGCAAATCTTTGAACAAATTATACCCTACTTTACGCCAGAATATACGGTTGCTGTAAAGGATCTTGAAGGTCCTGATAGCATTACTGACGTACCATTTATGTTGACGGGTACTTCATTCCAAGATGACTATGAAGGTGACTTTGCAAATACACGACGCACAATCATGTATACATTAGATTTTGATATTAAAGTAAAGTTTAGAGGTATACAAAGTGCACCTGGAAAAATTATTAAATATGTTGATGTTAACTTTTATGACGGTGCTAAGACAGCAACATCAACTGCAGTTGACACCGTAAATGTATCTCTTGGTGATCCTGAGAATGACACACCTGAAGATTATACCGTAGTTACAACCTACGGGTTTGATGACGAACCTTAAGATTATGAAAAAGGATAAAGATAGTATATTAGCATCGCTCCAATCAAACCTAGCTCCAGTAAAAAAGGAAATGGTTATTGAATCTGGTAAGGATCCTGCACCATCACACGCTGAAATAGTAATTGATGCTGAAGAAGACTATGCATACGCAAGAGCGCACATAAAGAAACTTATTGATACAAGTGATGAGGCAATTGGTACAATGCATGCACTAGCAAGTGATGCAGAACATCCGCGCGCATTTGAAGTCTTGGCCGGTATGATTAAAACTGCAGCTGAAATTAACGGTCAGCTCCTAACGCTACAGAAAGAGCGTAAGAAAATTATACAAGATGAAACACAGCAGAAGCCAAACAATTCTGGTGGTGGCGGCACTACAAATAATGCAATATTTGTCGGCACTACTTCAGAGTTACAAAAGCTGCTACAGAGCGCTCCAACTGAAACAGTTGAAATATAATGACAACACCAGATTCCTATAATGGAAACATTTATATCAAGCGTGATGGTGTACAGCAAAGTTTCACGGCGCATGAAGTTAATGAATATCGTCGCTGCATGGCTGATGTAGGTTACTTTGCCGAAAAGTACGTAAAGGTTATTAGCTTAGATCATGGACTAGTGCCATTTAAGCTGCGCGGTTATCAAGAAAAAATGGTAAAACATTTTTCGGATAATCGTTTTACCATTATCCTTGCATGTCGCCAAAGCGGGAAATGCAGTGTCGGGGAAACAGAGATTACCATCAAGTTTCTTGATGGCCCTCCGTTGCGAGCAAAAATATCACTAGTTCACGAAATATTTTATGCATTAAGTACGCTTCAGAAGTCATTGTTTTATAAATATAAACATGACCTGCCTAAAGAACAAGTATTCAAAGACCTATTTTTGCCTGATGGAGAAGCGCAAGCGCTGTTTGTTAAACTCTGGGGAGAGGCATCATATTTTTCCAAAAGGGTGTGGTGGAAACAATTTAGAAGAGAACCTAGTGACATTAACTTTAAGAGAGCATTTTATCGCTCATCTTTTATTAGTGAAGATGTTTCCAAAGTGCAGCCCAGAATGGAAGAAGATGGTTTATGCCCTTCACATGATGATGCACACACGAGATGGCATAAAAATAAAATCCTCACGTTTATACGAAAATGCTCGAACCAACTTCATAAATGTTTTATCGGAGGAAAACAGTGGAGAGAAAAATCCCTTTTATGGAAAAACTCACGAGGTTCATCCAAGGGGCATGCTAAACAAAAATCATTCGGAAGAATCCAAAAAGAATATCTCCAAGAAAATAAAATCTATTTGGGGGGAGACAAAGTTTCGGGAGAGGATGAAAAACCGGAAAACAAATTCAGAGTCATTACGTGGATACGCTCAATCCGAGGAACACAAAGAAAATATATCAAAAGGCCTGAGGAAACTTCACGCGGATCCGGATTATGTATCACCGAACACGGGAAGGGTAACATCCGAGGAAACGAAGAAGAAACTCTCAAAGGCTGGAAAGGGGAAGGTAACATCAGCGGAAACAAAGAACAAACTTTCAGAACGTCTCAAAGGGAGGAAGTTTACGAAGGAACATATAGAAAATATAAAAAGCATGGCGAGAAAAAGAAAGAAGGCACAGTGTCCGCACTGCGGAAAGATCGGAGATCCATCAGCGATGTCGAGGTGGCATTTCGACAACTGCCATCAACTAAAAAATTCATAGAATCCTTCGAGGGCTTCGGCTTCGTGGTTGAAACTGATAGCGGATTTCAACCTTTAAAACAATCGCATAAAACTATACCATATACCATCTGGGAGGTAAAAACAGAATGCGGGAAATATCTACGCTGTGCTGATAACCATATTTTATTTAATGAAGAATTTGATAATGTCTATGTTAAAGATTTAAAAGAAGGATCTGTTATACAAACAAAAGATGGGTGTTCCAAAGTTGTTGGAGTTCAGAGATGTGGTAAAGAGGTTGAGATGTATGATCTTGGGGTAGATTTTACTGATCACCGATTTTACACAAACGATATTCTGTCACACAATTCGATTACAAGTGTCGCATGGCTCCTTCATTATGCAATCTTTAACGCAAATAAAAAGATAGGTATACTTGCAAACAAAGGTGCAACGGCACGTGAGATGTTATCACGTATTACGCTGATGTTGGAAAACTTACCATTCTTCCTACAGCCTGGGTGTAAGGTATTAAATAAAGGTAACATACTCTTTAGTAATAACAGCGAAATTATTGCGGCAGCCACAAGCGGTAGCAGCATTCGTGGCTTGAGTATGAATTGTGTCACTGGAGATGCTAAGATTTGTGTTAACATAAATGATAATATTTACTATGCTGAAATTGATGATTTTATAAATAAAAGTAAATTCATCGAGAAAGAAATTATGCATTACACTGTCTATAAAATAACAAATCTAATAAACAATAAAATTTATGTTGGCTATCATGCAACTAATGATTTAAATGATGGCTATATGGGCAGTGGTAAACTTATAAAAAGAGCTATAGAAAAGTATGGCATCGCTAATTTTAAAAAAGAAATATTATCAGTTTTTGATAATAAAGCTGATGCAGAAAATGAAGAAAGACGTATTGTTAATAAAGATTTTACCTTGCGTGAAGATACATATAATCTTTCGGAAGGCGGAAACATACTAGTATTACACGGCCCAAATAATGGCTTTTACGGTAAGACACACTCCAAAGAAACAAAAGAAAAATTACGTGAAGCTAAAGTTGGAAAACATTCTGGGACTGGTAAAAAAATTATTCATGATGATGGCCGCATTTTTGAAACACTGGAAGATGCAATAAACAAATTAGGTTATGATGAAGATACAAATAACTATGCTGCTAGAATTAAATTAATATGCGATTGCGGTAACTCTGAAAAGCCAATTAAATTTGTTGATACTGATGATCAACAAGCGGCAGTGAATGTTTATATGAAACGCATACAAATGATTGCTTCATTACCCGACACTAGAAAAGCAACCGGTAAAATCATATCAGAAAAATTAAAAGGAGTAAAGAAAACAAAAGAACATTGTAATAATATAAGTGCTGGTTTGACGGGTATTAAAAAATCAAAAGAGCATGTTGATAAGATTAATAAAAATCCTGAAAAAATTAAAAAGACTGCAGAAAAACATCGCGGTATGACAAGAAGCGATGATTGTAAATTAAAAATGTCATCGGCAAAAAAGGGTAAATCTGCAAAAAATAAAGGTAAAAAATATTATGTTAATCCAGAAAACACATCTGAACGTGGTTATTTTAATATAGGTGAACAACCTGAAAAATGGGTTAATCGCACTAAAATATGATTGAAGTTTTAACACATAATGGATTTAAAAAATTTGAAGCTATACTTGACCAAGGGATAGCTGAAAAATTATTATTCGTACAATTTGATAATGGCGAACATATTAAATGTACACCTGAACATGAATTTTTATGTCAGGATGGATTTACTTACATACCATGTTCATTTCTAAATGTTGGGGATATATTATTTGGTGATATTAAAATCATCGATATTAGAAATGTTAAATCTGAAAAGGTATATGACTTATTAGAGGTAGAAGATACACATGCGTATTATACCAACAGTGTAGTCAGTCATAATTGTATCTTTCTTGATGAGTTCGCGTTTGTGCATAAAGCAAATGAATTTTATACGAGTACATATCCTGTAATTAGTTCTGGTAAAGATACAAAGGTTATTATTACAAGTACACCTAATGGTGTAGGCAATATGTTCTATAAATTATGGGAAGGTGCAATTCAACGTTCAAATGAATTTAAACCATTCACGATTAAATGGCAAGATGTACCTGGGCGTGATGAAGCATGGAAGCGTCAGACTATTGCCAATAGCAGTGAATTACAATTTAAGCAAGAGTTTGAAGTTTCTTTTATCGGTAGTTCGCAGACACTTATATCATCTGATGCGCTTCTTG